TTAAAAAGAGGGGAGTTAGGTAATAACTTTACAAGAGGTTATGACCATTACTTAGAATGCTTTGAAAAATTACTTAAGTTAGACGTTAACTTAATTGTATTTGGTGATAAAGAGTTAGAAGACTTTGTAAACAAGCGTAGAGACACTAATATACAGTTTATATACAGAGAGTTAGATTGGTTTGAGAATGAATTCTTTAATACTATACAAGAATTAAGACAAGATGACGACTGGTATAGTCAAGTAGGTTGGTTAGCAGAATCACCACAAGCAAAATTAGAATATTATAATCCAGTAGTTATGTCTAAGATGATGCTACTGCATGATGCTAAACTATTAGATGACTTTAACAGTGATTATATGTATTGGATAGATGCAGGATTAGCTAATACAGTCAATTTAGATACATACGTAAACAATAATACCCTAAACACTATTAGTAATAAGTTAAAAGATTTCTTATTTGTTACTTATCCTTATAATGCAACTGCTGAGATACATGGTTTTAAGTACCCAGATATAAACAAATATGCAGGTGAAGAAGTAAAATTAGTAGGTAGAGGAGGATTCTTTGGCGGTAAAAAGAGTATTATAAATACAGTAATGAATGAATACTATAGACTTGTAGAAAATACTTTATCAGCAGGTTATATGGGTACTGAAGAAAGTATATTCGCTATTATGCTTTATAAATTACCAGACATTATCTCTTATCACATGATAGAAGAAAATGGTTTATTATATAAAGTATTTCAAGATGCAATAGATAATAAAACTATAGTACAAAAAAATAAACATAAAGATACAATAGAGACTACAGGACTCTATGTGATAACGTTTAACTCTCCTAAGCAATTCGATACTCTTATAAAAAGTATAGAGTTATACGATAAAACATTATTAGATACAGAAAAATACTTACTAAATAATTCTACAGATAAAAGTACTACTAAAGAATACGAAGAGCTATGTAAAAAATATAACTTTAAAATTATAGGTACTGGAGAAAATATAGGCATATGTGGAGGAAGACAGTATATAGCAGAACATTTCGATAAAACAGAGTTAGATAGTTATTTTTTCTTTGAAGATGATATGTTCTTCTATAACGGTAAAGAGAATACCTGTAAGAATGGTTTTAGTAGATACTTTAACAATTTTTTTACTAAGATAAAAGAAATAGTAAACGAAGAAGGTTTAGACTTTTTAAAATTAAACTTTACAGAGTTTTTTGGTGATAACCAGCATCAATGGTCTTGGCATAACTTACCTCAAGATAAAAGAGATAAGTTTTTTCCAGGTATAACTGAAAAACCATTTACTAAATACGATAACATTAAAAGTTTTAACGGAATACCTTATTCAACTGGTGAGGTTTATTATTGCAATTGGCCACAACTTGTAACAAGAGAGGGTAACCGTAAATTATTTTTAGAGACAACTTGGGAATACCCGTACGAACAAACATGGATGTCGTTTATTTACCAAAAGACTAGAGAAGGTTATATAAAACCAGGAATACTGTTAGGTACACCAACTGAACATGATAGATTCGAACATTACGACAAAGAGCTTAGAAGAGAAAACTAAATATATATTCCCTTCCGGTTTTTTGCTATTTATTAATACAAGAATGTTACTTTTTAACCAATAAATCTTTTAACATGGACAAAAATTCATTAAAAGAGCTAGTAAAAAAGTATTTTTCACTCACAGAAATGACTGAGACAAAAGAAACTTCAGAAGACAAACAAAACTTTGATTCAGCTACCTTAGTAGACGGTACAAAAATTACTAACAAGAAAGATAGTTCTTTCGCTGTTGGTGATGAACTGTACGTTAAAACGGAAGCAGGAGAAGAAGTATTGGCTCCATCAGGTGAGCATACTACTGAAAGCGGTATAACTGTAACAGTAGACTCAGAGGGAAAAATAACTGGTATAGCTCGACCAGACGGAGACGATTCTGGATCGCTAAGCGATCATGAAGAAGAAATGAAGGAACTTGACAAAGGACCTGCAAAAATTATTCAATCAGAAGACTCGACAAAAGAGGTTAAATTAGAAGAAGATGAGATCGAAATGGACATGCATCCTGAAGAGGAAACAATGGACATTAAAGAAGAGATCATCGAAGCTATTATGACCGAAGTAGGCCCTGCAATAGAGGACTTACGTAAAAAAATGGCTGAGCATGATGAAAAATTGGCTGACCACGAAACTAAGATGAAGGACTACATGAGTGCTCCAGCATCTGAGTCAGTGCAAAAGTCAAAATATGCTAAGTCAAGAAGTAATTCAGAACAACCTAAAGCAGTGTACAACAATAAGAGGTACGAGAAAGCTTTATTTAACTTAACTAACTCTAAAAAATAATTATTATGGCATTAAATGTATCTGCATTAGCAGACTTTAACGATCAGTTAGCAGGTAAATTAGTCTTAGACTCAGTTTACACTGGTAACACAGCAGAGTATGTTAGCATCCAAGAGGGGATTAAATTCCAAGAGCCTCTTAACCTTGTATCGGTTGCGCCTTACTTCCAAGGAGGTAACGCTGTATCAACTGCATCAGGTTCAGCTGACTTTACTCAAAGGAACATAACAGTTACTAAAAGAACTGCTTATGACGCCTGGAACCTACAGCTTCTTACTGAGAAGTATACAGGTAAAGCTTTCCTTCCAGAAGGCTCTTACGAAGACACAATGACTATCTTAACAGAAATGTCAGATGATCTAGTAAAAAAATCACAACAAAATAACGATGATTTTATTTGGAACGCACAAAGCGGATCAACATTCGCTAATTCAACAGTAGTACCGCAAGCAGACGGATTCAAGACTTTAATCTCAGGATCTACTTCAGGTGTTAACGTAGCAACAGGTATTGGAGCAGATGCAATTGTAGCAGTTACAGCATACTCTCAGATAGCTAAAATGTTAGAATCAGTAGATGTAAACGTACTAGATGCTCCAGACCTAACAGTATGGTGTGGTACTTCAGTATTCCAAAGAATAATTCACGGATTAACTACTCAAAACTTATTCCACTTCGATCCTACTACGGTAGCAAAAAGAGGAGGTTTTTATGAAGTCCCATTACCAGGATATCCAAATATAAAAATAATTGGTACTTATGGTTTAAGATCTTCAGAAAGAGTAATAATCGGACCAGCATCTGATATGGTAGTAGGAACAGATTTATCTTCTGATACTACAAACTTCCAAATGTGGTATGATATCAATGGAGACGCATTGAAATATAGATTAAGAAATAAGTTAGGTGTACAAATTGGACACCCAGCATACTTCGTATCTAACGACCAAGCGTAAATAGAAGCTTAACACAGTATATGGGGTTTTAATTAACCCCTAATACTTTTTTTTAACCAAAAAAAAATAACATTATGGCATGTAATTTATCAAGTGGGTTCTCATTAGGATGCAGGGATAATATTGGGGGGATCAAAAATGTTTATATACTATCAGGATCAGTAGCAGGAGTAACAGCATCAACAGGTGCTATCTCTGACATATCTGGTTCAGGTACGTTTTATAAATTTGAACTTCCAAGAAACGTCGGCGACTTTACAGAGACTCCAACTCCAAGTTTAGAAAACGGTACTGTTTTTTACAGTCAGGTAACTAACATAGCGATGCATAAGTTACAAGCTTCTATTAGAAACCAAGTAAAAGTATTAGTTCAAAACCCAGACCTTAAAATCGTTGTTGAAACGAATAACGGTGTGGATGATTATGTTGGACAATTCTTTTATGTAGGAAGATACAGAGGAAGCACTGTAACAGGTGGTTCAGGAGCTACAGGAACAGCAATGGGTGATATGAATGGATACTCATTAACGTTCGAAGCAATGGAACCATTCCCAGCTGAAGAGGTAACTACAACAGGGGCCTTAACAAGCGCATTAACTGGTATTACAGTTAGCTAAACTAATTGAAAAGAAAATGGGGTTGGTTGTGAGATCAATCCCTTTTTTTTCTATTTAATAGTATGTTAAACATAAACTCAACACAAGATACAGGAAGTATCGCTATATGGCCAGCTACAGGTAGTTCTACTGAGGCTGCATTTAGATTAAAGCTTACACATGACATGAATATGAATTCATCGTCATTTTCTTTGTCTTTATCAGGTAGCGTTCCTAATAACTTAAGTGAGTATTATAAGTTTAATTATTTTTCAGGTTCAGAAGGTATACCAAGTGCAAGCGGACAGTATACTTATAACCTACAAGACGACCTTGGTTCAGGTCAATTAAAATGGATTGAAGCTGCTAATCTATGGTCAGCTGAATCTAAAAAGTGGAACAACGTTACTACTTCAAGTGGTATATATAGAGATATAGATGAAGGTAGAGCTTTTGTATTTGGTACTAACGATCCACAGTTTACTAATTATGTAACGGACAATGAAAACGGAACCTATATAACGTATTACTCATAACATGGCAAAGACTCAAAAATTTACTTTTAAAAAGTTACTCAACAAAACACTTCGTCAATTTAACTACGACGAATATAAAAAAGACAAGAATCAAAAATACGTTAAGAACGGAGAGGATAATATGTTCCCTCAGCATCTAATAGAGATGTATAACAAAAGTTCTGTTAATGCTGCCTGTGTTAATGCCATAGTAGAAGGTGTTATAGGTCAAGGATTAACAGCAAATAAAGAAATTTATCTACAAAAAGCTAATTCAGCAGGTGATTCATGGAATGACTTGTTTGCTAAATGTGCTTTAGACTTTAAACTCCATGGTAGTTTTGCTATGGAAATAGTTTACAGTAATGATAGAACTAGGCTTGAGGCTTATCATATAGACTTCAGTACGTTGAGAGCTGAAGAAAAGAATAAGTACGGCCACATCCCTGGATACTTTATCTCAGATAAATGGGACAAAAAGAATAGGTTCTCAGGAGTAGTATACAAAAATGAAGACGACATAGATTACCTTCCTGTATACAACCCAGATAAGAAAGAAGAAGAACCTCATCAAATTTATGTCCATAGAGATTATAGACCAGGGCAATCTTACTATCCTCTGCCAGATTATGTAGCAGCTCTTAGAATTATAGAGTTAGATACATCAATCGATGACTTTCACGTTAATAATATAAAGAACGGTTTAACTCCTTCTTTATCTATTACTACATTTACAAATGGAAGCGATGAACAGTTAAGAGAGATAGAACAACAATTACAGCAAAATTATTCTGGTACTAATAATGCTGGATCGTTAATTTATATGGATGTACCGGAGAAAGAAATGGCTCCAGTAATTAATCCTATAAACAGTAACGGTACAGATACTTATTATACTACTATCAATGATTTAGTAATGCAAAAAATACTTACAGCACACAGGATAACTAGTCCTATGTTATTAGGTATTAAAGAAGCAGGACAATTAGGTGGTAGAGCAGAATTAATTGATGCACACTTATTATTCTTAAACTTGGTAATTTTACCTTACCAACAAGAGATGCTTAAGTGCTTTGAAATGATCATGGATTATAACTATCCAGAAATAGTCTTAGGTATAAGCCAAAAGAGACTATTAGAGGATGGAGAACAAGATGAAGAAATTATAGTAGACCAAGAAACAACTGATGAAGAAGCAGACCAAGTTGACGACAGTCAAGGTGCACCTTTATTAGCCTAAACCTATTTACTAATATGACTACAACCTTTTTAATATCAGAAGCAAAAGTAAGAAGCTTTACAAGCTTAAATAATGCTGTAGATTCAGAGCTTATAAAGAATAACATAAGAACAGCTCAAGACTACTGGCTACAAAACATAATAGGTACTATACTTTATGAAAAATTACTTTCAGATGTTGATGCAGGTACTCTAACAGGTAATTATAAAACTTTAGTAGATAACTATATACAAGACTACCTTTTATATGGTACTTACTACGAGAGTTTAGAAGACATTTACCTAAGACCAAGAAATAACGGACTATTAAGACCAAATGGAGGAGAGAATTCAGATCCAGTAGAAAGAGATCTGTATGATATGAAGAGACAGTCCTTAAGAAACAAAATGGACTATTACGGTCAAAGATTGACTGAATACATTTTAGATGAAGATAGCTACTTCCCTGAATTAGATCAGGATACTAAGCTTTACCAACAACTACCTGATTACTCTAACAAATATAAAAATCCTTTTATAATGAGAGGAGGGTATTTCTACGATATGGCTAGAGATTATGGAATCAGAACATACGACTCAAGATACAAACAATACCCTCAATAATGGCAGCAGATTTTAACTTAACCAATCAATACATATCATCAAGTTTTGACAATCTTATGCAAAACTCTGGTAGTATACCAGTAAACGGACTAGGAACAGAAATTAGTAACTTAACAGTTACCTCTTCTTATGCAACTACAGCATCTTATGCTTTAAATTCTGAAGCACAAGTAAGTGCATCTTATGCAAATAGAGCAGGTATAGCAGATGCAGTAAGTGGTAGTAATGTAGTAGGAACAGTTGCAAATGCAACAAATGCTTTAACAGCTTCAGTTGTAACAGGAACTATAACATCAGCTTCTTTTGCAATTAGTGCTTCACAAGCTGAACTAGCTAATAATGCAACTAATGCTACCTCAGCATCACATGCAATTATAGCTAACAGTGCTTTAACAGCAACTTCTGCAAGTCATGCATTAGCAAGTAATACTTCAATAAGTGCTTCACATGCTTTACAGGCAAATAATGCTACAACTGCAACTACAGCAACGACAGCCTCTTATGTAACTACAGCTCAAACAGCATCTTATGTAGCAGCAGCAAATATAGACGGAACAGTAGCAACAGCAACTAGTGCATCACATGCATTAAGAGCTGATATAAGTGATAATGTAGCTTCTACTGCAAGATTAAATGTAACAGATATAACTGCAAGTAATGCAACATTTACTTCAGCATCTATTGGTTACCTAAGAACAGTAACAGGTTCAGCAACAATTATAGGAGATGAATACATTATTTTAAATTCAGATTCACCTACTAAGAGATTTGCTGGAATAAAAGTATATGACAGTGGATCTAGTTTAACAGGATCGTTTGAATGGGATAGTGTAGATGATAACTGGATACAAGTCGAAACAGGAGGTACATCAGCAGGTATGCTTACAGGTATATCTGGTAGTAAAGGATCAGAAGCTTATCCTTCAAACAATACAATATTAAAAGGTACAGGTAACCATACAGTACAAGATTCTATTATAACAGATAATGGAACATTAGTACAAGTAGCAGGTAATGTATCAGCATCAGCATTTTTAGGTGA